ATGGCAGTCTGCGCCGCCGCGTTCTGGATGGCCGCCTGGTCGGCTTGCTCCGGTGGCAGGCCCTTCGCCCGCGCCTCCCGCAGCGCCATGTCGTAGGACTGCCCGAAGATCGTAGAGGCGATGACCATACCGCCCGCAACCGGGCCGCCGGTAACGCCCGCCGCCGCCGCGCCCGCGACCATGGGCACGATACCCGCCGCCATCTTCACGCCGCCGGTGGTCCATCCTTCCTTGGCGGGATCGACCTTGAACGACTCCCCATAGTGCTGCACGCCCTCGCCGGCCGTCTCCATCGCGTTGGGCGCGGCGGTCAGCATCTTGCCCATGTCAGCGCGCCACTCGACACGCTCTTGCGGGGTGCCGCGCACCCAATCCGCGAACATCGTCTGTTGCACGGGGGATAGCGTCTTCATCGCCGCCTGCGGGGTCATTTCACCCGCCGCCACCGCATCCGCCGCCGCCAGTAGTTTGGTGGCCGCCGTGTTTTCCAGCGCGGCGCCGATGCCGCCAACGCCCGCGACCGCCGATCCGACACCGCCAATCGCGCCTTGCGCAGCCGCGTTTCCGATGGCTGCCGGCCAGGATTGCGTCTGCGCCGGCACGAGATCATCGAAGGTCAGATCATCAAACGATATGGGCGACGCGGCAGCCTTGGCCGGCTGCGGCGCTGGCGTCGAAGCGTCAACCGGCGGGGTTGTTTTGTCCGCCGGGATCAAGTCCGCGAAATCTAGGGCCATCACATATCACTTGCGTTGATGCCTGCGGCCTTCAGCCGTTCGATCACCTTATCGCGGGGAGCGCCGCGAGCGATAGCATCCCGCGCTTTCTCCATGACGGCAGCCAGTTCCGCAGGGGATAGGTTGCCGGTGACGGGCGCCGGGGCCGATGCACCGCCAGTTGTCCCGGCACGAGCGCCCCGCGCAACCGCACGCCCACCGCCTTCGACCGGGACGCCGATTGTCCCGCCCATATCGGCCAGCGCCTGCTTCGACTGCGTAAGCGCTTGCGCGAAAGTTAGTTTCCCGGTCGGGTCGTTCCGCATCAGATTGGTGGCGCCGTTCAACACCGCACGCGCGTTGACCTCTCCGACGTTGGACTGCCGCAGCGCCAGCATGGCGTCCCGGTATTCCTGCGACTTCTCTGCTGCTGTCGCGCGCGCATCGGCTGCCTGTCCAAGCCTGTCCTCTCGGCCTTCCATGATGGCCGTTTTCCGGTTGTTGTTATCCTCGCGCCCCTGAATGCCCTTGACCATCCGATAGGCTTCGGCAGTCGAGTAGGGCTTGCCGTCGTTGTCCGGGTTCGGCTGCCCGACAAGGCTCTTGACCGCGCCGGCCAGGATATCGCCCTCAGTCGCATGGGACGCCCCGACATGCGCCGCCCGCGCCATCGCCATGGCCGCCTGCGCCTGCATCAGTTGGATGCGCTGCCCGGCAAGATCGCCCTGGGTGTCCGCCTTCTGCTGGTTGATCCCGAGTTGCCCGACGCGCCAGAGACGATTTGTCTCGGCCTGTTCCTTCCGAGCCCGCGCCTGTTCCTGCCGCGCGGCATCCCGGCTGCCCATTTCCAGGCCGGTCAGCGCGCCGCGTCCGATGTTGGTCAGGGCATTCCGCGACGTGCCGCCCATGGTGCCGAGGCCGGCATACAGCAGGCTCTGCCATAGGTTCTGCGATCGGTCGGCTTTCTCCTGCGCGTTCGGGTCATAGCGGTTGCCGCCAGCACCAGGGCCAGCGATGCCACCCGACGGCGGGGCAGCGCCAAGCGGCGAACCCTGCGGGGGAGGAGGTGGAGGCAACGGCAGCGACGAACCAGAGGCCCGCACACCGGGCGCGCCACGCGGCACCAGCGGTGGCGCCATCGGTGGCCCATAGCTTTCCGGGTCACCGCCGCCGCCATCGGCCCCACCATCGCCGCCGACGTCGCTGGCCGCTGCCAGGCCGCCATCGGTCACGTCGTTGGACGCCACGGGCAGGTCCGCGTCATCGTCCGGTAGGTCGCCGCCATCCGCACGCTTCGGGAGGCGGTAGACATTCCCTCCGCGGAAGCCTGCGCCATCGCCGTCGCCGCCGCTGTCCGATCCATCGCCGCCGCCGTCGCCTCCGTCATGGCTGAAAACGCCGAACAACTCGGCATCTGTCGGCTTGCGCGCGGTGTCCGCAGCCTGCGGCACGGGCGACATAGGGGCCGGCGGGACATAGGCGTTTGGCGCCCCGCGGTAGGCGCTGGCCATCACGTCGTTGAGATAGGACTGCACCGACGGGCCGCCCGTCATGCCGGCCAGGGATAGCGCGTGGCCATCCGCCGGGCTGAAACCGACCGTGCCGCCGCCCATGCCGCCCAGCGTCGGGACGCCCATGCGGCTCATGCCGGGGTGCATCGTGGTGAAAGGCGATTGCCCGACCACGGACGGGATTGCGAATGGATCGGCGTTGTCGTTGGCAAAGGCCGCGATGCCACCTTGCGCCCGCCGTGGGATGCCGTGACCCGCGATGCCGCCGCCGTGCGCCAGCGCCAGCGTGGCCAACTTCGCCACGGTCATCAGGGGGCCAACCGCATCCATAATGCCGCCCTCGCGGCTGGCCGTCGTGGTGCTGCCATAGTTGCGGCTGATCAGCGGCGTGCCGTGCGCGCCCGCGTCGGATGGGACTGGCGATATGCCCGCATCCGGCACCAGTTCGGACAGAGGTGCGGAGCCAATGCCCGGCAGGCTAAACCCCCCAAGGGGGCCGCCGCCGGCACGATGCGGCACGCCGCCGCCGTGGGCGAAATCGAACGGCACGTCCGCGATGCCACCACCGCCGCCGTTAAACATGCCCGAGAGCCAGCCATTGGACCCAAAGCCGCCCGTGGCGCCGATCAAGCCCGCGCCGGTCATGCCGAGGCCCGCCGCCTGCGACAAGCCAGATGGCGCCGGCTGCGAAGAAGTCTGCGTGCCGCCCGCCGCGCCGCCCAGGCCCGACGAGATATTGGCCAGCCACCCGGTCGTCTGGAATGGATATTGCTGCGCCGCGAGGTATTGCTGGTATGGCACGTTCAGCAAAGCCTGCGCCTGCTGCTGCTGCTGCGTGCCCGCCGCGCCCAGCGCCGACGCCCCGCCGAGGATGCCGCTTTGCGCCTCGCGCCCGAGGCCCGCCATGCCATATCCGGCCTGTTGCAGCAGGTTCGCCTGCGCCTGATTGGTGCCGATGCCGAGGGACTGCTGGTTGCCGAATAGGCCCAGCAACTGCCGGGCAACATCGCTCTGCATCCCGGCCGTGGTGGCCGCGCCCTGGTAGCCGAGGCCGCCGGCAGCGGTCGCGCCCTGCGTGCGGAGCGCGGCATTCTGCTGCGCCTCGTTCGCCGCGTTGAGATAGCCCTGGTTGCGCAGCCCGGCCAGCACCGGCGCCTGTGTGCGGTTTTGCTCGCCAGCCAATAGCGCCTCGGCCACCGCGGACCGATCGCCACCGAACGCGCCCCGGCTGATGGCGTTGCCCACCACACCCTGCCGCTGCTGTTCGTTCTGCGCGGCAAAGTCCCGCATGGTCGCGTTGACCACGTCGTTGGTGTAGGGCGACTCCCAAGCCGCGATCGAGGCGGGCGTGAAGGAGCCGGACGCATCCATGATGCCCCGCGCGCCGGCCGTGGCCGCGTTCTGCACCTGCGGGCCGGCGGCATAGTCGAGATTGGTGCGCCCGGCGTTGAACAGTTCGCCTTGCTGGCTCGGCGCCAGTTGCGCGACGCCCGCGGTCAGTGGCGATGTGGACTGGTCGAAATAGCCCGAGGCCGTGTTGATGTAGGGGAACGACACGCCCTGGCTGTTGCGGATGATATCCTGCGCGGCGGTCTGGTCGGGCGAGAAGGGCGCGACGATCTGGCCGGGGTATGCCTGGTATGGCGTCGCCGCCACATTCTGCGCCTGCCCGACCACCCGCTTGTAGGCGTCAAGAAACTCCTGCGGCGGCGCGTTGCTCGTCGTGGATGTGGTCTGCCCGCCGCCGCTCATCGCATTAGCCTTTCAGGTCAGGTGTCAATCTTGATGTTGGGGAAGGGGTAGAGGAACGCAGCCCCCACCTGCCGAAACTTGCGCTTGTAGAGCGCGACCTTTTCAAACACCCGCCACGCGCCCAACACGCCGCAGAGCAGATACACGCGATACCCGAAACTATGCGTCCAGGCATCGACCGCCCACCGCTGAAATGCCAGGAGGTCGTCAATGTGGTGACTGCGGCGATGGTCGGGGTGGACGAAATTCACCACTTCCATGAGATACCACTGCTTGGACCACCACCATTGCACCGGAACCAGCACGCACACCGCGACCGGCAGGCCGCCCGCGCCGTCGATCACGCCCACAATGCCGCCGCGCTGCTGCGTGCCAAGCTGGACATGCTCAAGCACACGCTCCGGGTCGATCGCCGCCACCTGATCCGCGTATTCCCGCAGGTTGAGCATCAGCAGGCCCATCACCGCCGCCTCATCCTTCGGGCCAGCCGCGCGCACCGTTTTGGGCTGTTGCGTCGGGCCGTTGAAGGTCTCGGGATCGCGGTAGGCTTGGGCCATCCGGCGCACTTCCTTGCGCCCGCGCGCGGCGTCACCGTTGCCGAACGCCTCAAGCTGCTTGGGGGTCAGGATCATACTGCCGTCGGGCAGCGTGCCGTCCTGCGGCTGGATGTGGCTTGTGCTGATGTGGTTCATTGCGTTTTCACCGGCCCGGGAAGGTTGCGCAGTTTCTTGATCAGCTTGCGGCGCTGTTCGACCACCCATCGGTCGAAGAACCGCAGGCCCGCCTTGTGGTCGCCGTTGCCGAATTTCGCCACGTCGGCGGGCGACACGACATACTCGCCATGGGAGAGCAGCACCGGGGTTTTGGAATTGGCGCCCGGCATGTTGGTCACGCCACCAGCCGCGCGCCCCGGCGCCTTGCGCGCGATCCACTGCCGCAGCTTCAAGCCGCCCGCGTTGCTGTTGCCCTCGCCCCATGCCGAGACGATATCGGCGGGGATGACATAGGCGCCCGCAGGTGCCGTCGTCTTGACGTGATCCGCGCGCCCCGGCGTCGCACCGTGCAAGTATCCCAGCGCCACACCCGGTTGCACTTGTTCGCCGGCGATGCCGCCCGATACTCCCGTGCCTGCCGCAATGCCACCATCCGCGCGACTATTCCGCCGCTGGTTGTCCAAAGCAATCGCAATCGCCTGGCGCTGCTGGCGCCCGCTGTGCATCAGTTCGGAAATGTTCCGCGAAACGGCGGATTTTGAGCCAGACTGGATCAGCGGCATCGAGGTCTCCCAAGCCGTGACCTACCATCAGTTGAGGTAAGTCACCACCATTCCATAGCCCTTCACGTCATTGGCCGCGCCCGTCGTCGGGCTGGCCCCCGTCACCTTGATCGTAATCGCGCCCGTAGTGGCCTCCGTGCCGACAAGCGGCAGCGGGATCGGGAACGGCGTTGAGCCGGCCATACCAAACCCGGAACCGATCTGCGCCGATGCGCCGGTGCGCCCGAGCATCAGTCGCGCCGACCACCCGACGTTGTTGTTGGTTAGGACGCCGGATGAAAATACCAGCGATGTGCCAAACCACAACTTGACCGTCTTGTTGTTGCCGTTCGCGGCGAACGATCCGAACGCATCGACCATGATGGTGCGGTTGTTGGCATCCAGCGCATTGGCCGGCAGCGAATAGGTGAACAGGGTATCGTCAGTCAGGTCCGCGCCGTTCCCGATGCCCGCCGCCGAGAATTGCTTGCTCAGCGCGCCCATCGGCAGAAGCGTGGCCGCACCCGTGTTGCCGGCCCGGATCACCGGCGGTTGGTTGAACGTGTCCAGCCCGGTGAACGTGTTGTTGCCGTCGAGCGCGATATAACTGCTGCCCAACTTGTCGTAGAGCGCAGACAGGGACCGCTGGATGTTGGTCAGCGCGGTCGTTAATTCGGTGATGCCCGATACCTGCACCGGGCCGATCGGCAGTGCCATTGTCAGCGCCTCCCATCCGGTGCGATCACCGCCAGCGGCGAACCGATGCGCCAGAAGGTGTTGGGCGCCGAACATACCAGAATGAATTGGAAATAAATGCCCCGCGCCCGAATGATGATGTAGGGCGTCGATTGGGTCACTTCATACGGGCCATAGGTCCGCACCGGGTAACCGGCATCCGGGGTCTGCGCGACGCTGTCTGCCGCGTTGATGTAAATCTGCACCTTGCCGCCGGGGCTCATGGTCAGGTCGGGAAAGATACGCTCAAGGAACACGCGGTTGGTGCCGTCCTGAAGCGTGAAAAACCCCGTGGCAAAACTGCTGATCAGCGGCACGCCATCGAAGTCAGGGGCCGTTTCAAACTGTTGGAGCAAGTGCCCATAGTCCGCACCGATCGGAGGTCCGAACACCGACTGATCCGCCCACGCCGACAGGCTCAATTGGTCCTGGCCATAGTCCCAAAACCCTTCGGTCACGTTCCACTTCACGTAGGCCGTGCAAACCCCATTGCTACCGAAGATCGGGAACCACCATGTGATTTCGGACGATGCCGCATTGGCCGCGCAGAAGACCGAGTCCTGATAGGTCAGGTCGATATTGTTGAAGATGAAGTCGTGAACGTCGCAGGGCAGCACCGAAACCTGGCCGCCGCGGTAGACGAAAAATTCGTTGAGGCTCAGCCACGCGACCGTGGTGCCGCTGATGCCCGCCGCGCGCTGGCTGATGAGGCCGCAATTTTCGCCCACGCGATTGAACCCGTAGACCAGCGGGAAGCCGACATAGGTCATTACCCATAGGTCAAGGTCGGTCCAGATCAGGCCCGAGAGGCCGAACCACATGCCCGACATGATCCGCGCGCCGCTGGTAAGCCGGAAGCTGCCCGCCTGGTTGGTTGTGGTGACCGTCCACGTATTCAGGTCCGCCACATCGCACCACGCCACCAGCAGGGCATCCTGCTCGCCCAGCGTGGCAGAGTAGGCGCCCCATGCCACTGCCTGCTGCTGCGGCGCCGCGACGAACACGCCATTGACGTTGGCCGGCGCACCCGCGACCGCCGTGGCCACGTTGCCGGGCGTCACCGGCGGCACCCACTGGTAAATCGTGCCCGTCGCATAGGCCGCCAGCAGGTTCTGCCCCCACTGCGCCAGGGTCCACCGCACTTGCGGCGGGGAAAGCACGCTGGCCGTCGCCGTGCCATAGAGGCCGGAACCATACAGCCCGGTGCCATAGGTGCCCGACGTGGCATCCTCGGTCGGCAGCAGCAACAGATAGTTGACCCGCACGTTGCCGCCATTCTCGGCGCCCGTCGTGGTCGCGCCGGCAGCCACCGCCGCCGTGATCGTGTTGACCGGCCCGACCGTGACGGTGACCGTGTAATCCCCGAAAAAGGTGATGCCGCCGACCGCAGTGCTGACGCCCACCAGCAGGTCGAATTGATCCGGGAACACATAGGCCCCGAGCGTGATGGTCACCGACGTCAGGGTGTTTGTCGTGCTGAACACCACGACGCTGCCGGCGCCCGCGACACCCGCTATGGCGTTCTGGCCCGCGTCGATCGTGTAATTGCCAACCCCGACCGTCAGTATCTTGTAGACGCCCTGAAGAAAGATGCCGTCGACATAGGCCGCGTTCTGTATCTCGATCCACTGCCCGACCGCCGGCACATAGGCCCCGTCGGCAATGGTGACGATGGACGAACCGGCAACCGTAGTGAACGGCGTCAGGAGGTCGCTGGTCGCTGATATCGGTGTGATCGGGTAGATCGAGCCGTCCGAATAGACTTCCAGCAATTCATTGGTGCCGATGCCGATATACCCGGCGCCGCGCAGGTCCGCCCATGGCAGCAGCGCGCGGGCCGTGCCGATGAAGGTGTCATTCGACAGCCGCAGGCACCCGGCATACTTCTGGATTTGCCCCAGTTTGTGACGGATCAGGTTCGACGCCTGCAAGCCGAGTTGGGTTTGCAGGGGCGTCGATTGGATATTCACTCCCGGCTGAAACTTGAGCGAGATTTCCACGGGCTACGTCCTCGCCGGCTGCGCCATGGGCGTCGGGAGGTTCGCACTCCACCCGGTGCCCTGGCCCCGCATCCGCTGTTCCTGCGCCAGCGCGCTATCCCGCAGCGATGAATACTGCGTCTCATGCGATACCGCCTGCCGCGGATCGTCGGACTGCGCGCCATAGTTCCGCTGCAACCAGCCGGTCAGCCACACCATGCACGCGGCTTGCATCAGTTCGGGGTAGGTCGAAAGCAGGTAGGTCGTCGGGTTGGTGTCCGACAGCGGCGTCGGCGCGTAGAGGCCGGTCACTTCCACCACATAGGCGGCGTCCGGCGTCGGCGCGACCACCAGCACCGCGTTGTCCCGCATCGCACAGTATCGCCCGATGTATTCCGCATCGGTCGGGCTGACCGTGGTGGCTTCGTTCGGCCAGGTTGTGTCGATCCAATCCAGCGAGGTCAGGTCATAGGTGTATCGCGTGCCGGCGGCTGGTTGCGTGCCGGCCGGCCCAATCAGCGCCACGCCTTCGACCACAATGACAGGCGACGGGGTTTGTGCGGTCAGGTCTACCTGCCGACTGTTGGCCACCGTTTGCACCGTCGCATTCTGCTGCCGCTGGCAGAGGGGCGTAATTTCCCGATAGATGCGGTTTTCGGCGTATTGCACCGACTGCGGAAACAGCGCCGCGAAGTCGGGCGGATCGACATCGTAAGGCGCCGGCCCTTGGGACAGGGCGATGTAGACCGACTGTTTCAGGCTATCGTAGGTCTCGGCCATCAAGCGGCTTCCCATGCAAAGAGCGGCACATTGGGGATCAGGCCAATCGCGGTGATCGCGCCGCCCCACGGCGGGTTACCGCTGGTCGTGGACGCGAACCACGCCTCGCCCGGCCCGATCAGCAGATTTGTCGTGGCGCCCCATAGCGCAGTGCCCAGGCTGAAAGCGCACACGGCTTGCCCTGGGTTGTAGATCAGCAGCCACGTCCGCCCGTTACTGGCCATCAGCGTCAGCGTCGTATTGGCCGGCGTGATGGTGATTGACTGATCGACCACACCTGCCGGCGTCGGCACGCCAGACAGCGCAGCGGCCGCCGCCAGGGCATCGGCCTTCGTGGTCGGGTAATTGCCCGGCGTCGCAGCGCCCAGGATGTATTGCAGGAAATTTTGGTTGCCAGGCACCGTCGGCGCAGGCTGCCCCGGATAGGCGATCGGGGTCGCCTGGACGTCCGGGCGGGGATTTTCCCGCGGATACGGATCTGGCGGCAAGATCAGCGTGCGGTATTGGTCGAACGGCTTATCGTTGCAGCGCCGGCAAACCAGATAGCCGGTATCCATCAACGTCGAGCCGGCCCACTGAAATTGCCGGCTCAGGCTCGACAGGTTGTAGCGAAAGCCGCACCGATCGCAGACTGCCGCCGCCTGCGGGTTGCGAGTGTTTGTCCGAGCGTGGCCGTTGAGGTCGCCAAGGCCCATTGCTCACCCCATCCGGCCATAGGCCGACACGTTCGGCGTGATGATCATCGGCCCCGGTTCGGTGTCGTTGGCGGTAAACTCGGCCCAGGCTTCATCGCGATCGGCGCGGCGCGCGGCCACGGTTTCCTTGTCGCTGAATTTCATCGCCAACCGAAAGGCGAGGCATGCGCACAGAGCATCGAGCGCGCGGTTCACCACGTTCGGGGTTTCGCCGCCGGCAATCCCGATGTCGTTGATGCGTTCCAGCCCATACCAGCGCAGCACATTGGTCGGCGCGCCAGTGGCGGGCACCTGCCAGATGGTGAATTGCGGCTGCGTTAGGCGTTCAAACCAATATTGCGTCGGGATGCCGGCCTGATACTTGTTCGGGATCATCGCATATTGCTGGCGCGTGATCGGCACCATGATGCGGTCGGTGGTGCTGTTCGCACCGGATGCCGGGTCGCTGCCGGTCAGCACGATTGGCTGGCCGTTGCCGTCGAGGATCAAGTTGCCGTAGCCATCCCGCAGGTAACTCGTAATCGGCGTTGTCTGATCCGGGGTCGAATACCACAACTCGGTCAACGCCACAGTCGAAGCCGGCAGCGCATACAATTCCTGGCCCACCGCGAGGTCTATCGTGCCGCCGGTCATCTTCCACAGATTGATGCCAAGGTTGGACCAGCGGACCATTTCAAGGTTCATCGACTGCCGCGCGCTGATCATGTGGTGGCGCGTGATCGAGGTCGGCCTGATCTGGATGCGGTCGAACGCTTCGTTGATCACCCCGGCATTGGTCAAGCCGAAGTCCGTCGTGCCGCTGGGGAAACCGGGTGTGGGCATCGCCTGCTATCGCCTCCGTGCCGGCGATCAGCCTTGCTTGATGCCGGGATACTTGCTGGCCGCCTTACGCCGAACCGCGGCCTTTTCGGTAGGCGTTCCATGCTGCGAAACCCGGGCCAGGGCGTTCCGCGCGTGGCTGGCGTCCTCAATCGGGTAGCGGCGGTTCGGTAAGGCAAAATCCCCGGGAGGGATCGCGGCGCGCGCGGCGCTGGTCAAGCGGCCACCGTTCGCGCGCCGGGCCACAGGCTCATCGTGGGCGCGGGGCGTGGCGTCCCCGCTGCCCTGGATCAGTCCGGGTAACTGTCGCTGTCCGCGCCCGCGCCCTGCGTGGTGTTGGCCGCCTGCTTCGCCTCATACGGCATCTTCGACATCTTGCCGGCCGAGGTCAGCGGATCGCGGTCGGAGGTCGCGCCACCGCGCGCACGGCGGTCGGGGCGGGAGGCCGCAGCCTTGCCGTGGACCTTGCCGCCCTTCTTCCGCATGGGCATCGGGCTGTCTTCCATGGCCATCGCGGGGCCAGCGCCGACCGGAGCCTTTTTCGTGGTGCGCATTGGCATCTTCATCGTCATGGTTCCTTACGCAAAGCCTATGCCGGCCTGGATAGACTGCATCGCGACGAGGCCGGTCCCCGCAGTGATGGTCAACCGATGCGCGAACACCGGCTTGTTGTCATAAGTGCCCTCGCCATTGGCGGTCTGTCCGACCAGAATGGGATGCGGCCACGCGCGCGCCGGCACGAAACCGCCAGGCACAATGGACCATTGCTCAGGCGGCGTGACCAGCGTGGTGCCGATCTTGTTCGGATCGTCGTAGGTATGCTCGACGGTATAGGTCGCGCTGCCGCTGACAATCGCCACGCCCACAGCCAGCATCCAGGTTTCGTGCGTGTAGTCGTCCACCACCCAAGGCGATGATCCAATGCCATTGGTGCCCGCAGTGATGTTGCCGACGCATGCCGCCGATGCAGCGATCCGGGTGACCGTCAGGAAGTCGCGCGCAGTGTATTGCGTCGCCGCACCGTTCAGGCCAGTCACCGCCTCAGACTGTGTGTTGCCGTTCCGATCGGTGCCCGTGATGGTGAACACCACCGTTGCATCGTTGCCGCTGGAGGCCAGGAGCACACGGCGCGCCACATCCATCGTCGCGACGCCGCCGGTGACCAGCGAGCCGTTCAGCGTCAGATTGCCAGCAGCCGCCACCGCCTGCGACTGCGCGATGCCGTTCGCAACAGCGGCTCCAAGTTGCAGGGTTACGGTGGACGGGTTCGACATCGGGTTGCCTCAGATCGGGGAGAAGCAGGCTTCCACCACGACGCCAGCCGTTGACTGGATCGTGTTGTTGTATTTCACCGACAGGCGATGGCCGGGCGTGAAGGTGCGCGTCCCCAGCGTCGCGACCAGAGATGCGGTCTGCGGAGTGTTGGCCGTCGCGTTCAGGTCGAACGACCCGGAGGCGAAGACCGAAGTGCCCGCACCCGGCGCCGTCGTGCCGCTTTCGTGGGTCACGTCCATCGTGGAGACGCCGCCTGCGGCCACACTATGCACCTGCGTCAGCGACGCCAGCACCATCGGACGGATGGCCAGCACGAACGTCTGGTTGGTCGCCGCCGGCGTGCCCGTGAAGTAATAGGCTTGGCAGATTTGGGACGCGCCCGAGATGGCGTAGATGTAGTCGCCGGTCGCCGCCGCCGTCGCCGTGCTCGTGATCGACGCCGATGTGCCGGGCTGCACCGTCATGGTGGTCTGGCCGTTGATGGTGCTGGTGGTCGGGGTGATCGTGACGACACCCGTGCCGATGTTGTTGATCGTGATCCGGCAACCCTGATTGAACAGGCCCGAGGCGCCCGCCTGCGGCAGCGTGACCGCCTGCGCCGCCGTGTTGTTGAAGGTCAGCACGCGCTGGCCGTTCGGATCGCAATCGCCATTGACCACGGTGTAGGTCGTGCCCGTCTGCGCATTGATGACGTTCTGCGCTTGGGCGTGCGAACCGCAGATGCCCAGCAGGCCGGCGGCGGCAATGCTCGAAAGGAGTATCTTCTTCATTGGTCGCTCCGTTAGACTTGTCTGGACGAAAAACAAAAATTGACGCCCCCCCACAGAGGCTGGGGGCCACGCAGCGCAAAGATGGCGCCCGTCAAAATCACTGCTGAGTAGCTCCGAACATCGGCGTGGTGTCGAGGCGGGTGGTCAGCAGGATATCCGGCACCGCCAACTGTTGCGCCATTTCCAAGCGTCGGCCGGTCATGGCCAAGCTGCTGATGGTCCCGTTGCTGGCGTTCGCGCCAATGCCGCTGCCGCCACCGGATGCGCTGGTCTGGATCGTGCCGCGGACGTCGCCCGTGGTCGCGGTCGCCGGGTTGGTTGTATCGGCCGTGAGCCAGCCCGTCGCGCTGGTCTGCATCGCGCCGTTCCAGAACACCGTGGTTTGTTCCCAGATGGTCGACCGATAGGCGAACCCGAACACGTCCGAGGTGCCGACCGTGTAGTTGTTCGCATCCGTGAACAGCGGCGTCACCGACCTGATATACTTGAACGCCTTTTTGCCCCAGCCAGTGCTGGCGCCCGCCGCGACCGTGATCGTCTCCGTCATCGGCTGGCCGTAGATATCCCAGCCGGCCACCGTGAAGTTGCCGCCGCTGCTGCCGCCGGTGCCGACGATGCGCACGCCGCGCGTGATCGCCTGGCGCGGGTCCAGCATCCGAGCCGGCCCATGAGCAAAGAACGGATAGGCGGCGGTCGGGGTTGGATTGCCGGTCCCGTATGGCACCGGCCCCCAAATGTCGCCCATGCCGATCGGCGCCGTCGCGTTGGTCGCCTGCGGCGCGTCGGTCAGCACGATGTTGGTGGCATCGGTAATGCTGGCCACTGTGGTCAGCAACGGGATGGTGCCGCTGCTGTTGCCCACGCCGCCGATCACGACCGGCATACCGGGGAGGAACAAAGACGACGACGATACCGGCAGCGTGGTGCTGCCCGACGTGCAGTTGCCGAAGGCGAATCCGAAATCGAGCGCGATCGCCGCCGTTACCACCGTCGCCGCGTTCAGCACCTGCGAGTAGGGGTGGATCGGCACGTTCAGCGTGATGCCCGTGGAGGCCGACGCCAAGGTCATCGCGGTGTTGGCCACCACGTTCTGCGCCGCAGCGATGTTGTTCGCGGCCAGCGTGGCGGGGATTTGGGAAATCGACTGCATGTAGGGCGACATCAGGTGCGCCTGCACCGAGCCGCGCACGCCCGTCACGTTGTCCTTCGGGAACACCAGGCGCGGGTCAATCACCGCCGCGCCGAGATATACGCCGTTCGGCCCCGCGTCAGTGTTGGGATCGGTTACGCCGCCCGCGCCGAAGCTGGACGGAATAGCCGCAAGGCCGCCATAGACAAACTGCGGACCGTCGAGGGAAGTGGCTGCCATTAAACGTCTCCTGCACGGGCAAAGCTGCCCTGGTATTCAGCCTCAGCCGCCCGGCGCGCAGCCACCGCGTCATCGAAATCATCGAAGCGGCCCAACGACTTCATTTTGCCGTTCATGGTGATGGTGGCAAGCCATTTGCCCCGCGACGGCACCCACGACACGCCCTTGACGCCGGATGTGTTGTTCTTGCGCAGTCCGACGTTGTGGTTGTTCTGCGCATGAGTGGCAAGCCGCAGGTTCGACCAACGATTGTCGGCGCGATCGCCGTTGATATGGTCAATCTCGGCGCCGGGTTGGATCGGGCCAACCATGTAGAGCCACGCAAGCCGGTGTGCCCAATGGTAGGTGCCAAACAAACCGATCCGGGTATATCCAACCGATACGTCCAGCCACCCAGCCGGCTTACCTGCGTTCTTGCGCGACCAGCCAATATCATCAGGCCGATCCCGCCATAGAAACGCGCCGGTTTCGGGATCATAGGACACCAGATCGCGCAGAACGTCCTGCGTCAGCACAAAGCCATTGCCGACCGGAATACGCTGGTGCATCGACTTGCCCCAGCGTCCGGGCTGCTGCACGCCGGGACCGCGCATCCGGCCGCGCCGCGCCGCATCGCCCAGATTTTGCTTGGCGGTGCCGAGAGACAGATGCGCCGGGTTCACGCACGAAGGAACGTCGCAGGCGTGCATGACGGAAAGCCCCACCGGGTCCTGTCCGTGGAATGCTTCAAACGACAGGCGATGCGCCCGGCGGCTGAAACCGCGCCACTTCGTCTGCCCATACCCTTCCTGATCGCACGCGGCCATCCAAAGCCAGCATCCGCTGTTCGGCTCGGGGATGGTGCGCAACTCGATCAATGCCTTGGCTTCCGTCCTGTCCGCTTGGTTCATGATGGCCTCCTTTGGGGAAGCCATCATATCCCATCACACAACCAATAAAAGGCTAATTTGTGGGATAAAATCCTACCCCAAGCCTCCAATCATCGTAGCCCATGTAAAAACGCTCATAGGCCTTGACCATCAGGTTGTCGGTCGTGAAGTCCGTCTGCATCGAGGTCTCGAAAGCCTCGCGTTCCAGATAGATCAACCCGCCGGCATCGGAGAGGACGAACCAAGCATACGGCGAGGTCAGGAAGTCCATGACCACATAGCCGTCGCGCAGATCGTCGTTTTCCTTGATCGACCACGTATCGTTGTTGGTTGTGCCGGGGCGCAGTTCGGTTTCCATCAGGCGCTTGGCGACGTGCCGCAGTTCCACCGGAACCACCAGCTTCTTGCCCTGCGACCCGTAGAGCAGGCCCGCGTTGTCGCGGAACCGGCGGATCATGTTGTTCGCCAGGATCAGGCTGTTTTCGTTCAGCCCGACCTGCGTGGCCGGCGTGTTGGCCACGGTGTAACCGTCGACGGGGTGCTGTGTGGAGAACAGCGGCAGGTTGTCGCCACCGATCGACGGGTTAAGCGTCTGCCCGGTGTTGAGCGTAGCCGCGCCGACGATTTCCTTCATCTGGCGGAAGCTGCGCGCCAAGCCGAGGTTCGCCGCATTGAACGACGACTTGTAGAGGTTGTCCTTCAGCGCCTCGCGGGTAAACGAGTAGCCCAGCCCGAACGCCACATGGATGTGGTTGTAACTGAACCGCTGGCCCGCGTTGTTGTCGAACGTCGTCGGTGCGCCCGTGGTCTTCAACTGCGGCAGGGGCAGGTAGCGCACATGGACGGTCTTTTCCGCCTCCATGTGCGACACGCCCTTGGCGTAGATCATCGACCACTGCTGGGGCATGTCCTGATAGAGCCCCTTGACCTTGCGAACACCCGGCAGAAGCATCGCGGGGATTTGGCTGGATGAAATTGCCATCTGAGTATCCCCTTACACGCCGGTAGCCGAGACGACTTCGCTGGTATTGATGCGAACCTCGACCCACGGGTTGACGTTGGCGGGGTCCTGCGGACCGCCGGTGATGCCTGCCGGTCCGACGATGCGGAAAGGCAGGGTGGGCGCTGTGCCCAGCGACGAAAACGCCAGCGACAGCGTGCTTCGGCCGGCGCTGTTCGCCGCACCGTTGGTTGCCGCCGTCCAGCCGATGTTCTGCCCGACCCACGACTGGCTGAAGCCGGTGCTGCCGACCACCTGCGCGATGAAGGTGGTGTAGGGGTCCGAATAGACCAGGCAGGGAATGTCGGCGTTCGGGTTCGACGTCGACTGGTAGGCGCCATTCAGCCCGTGGCTGATGCCCTGCAAGGTCGCGTCGTAGTAGGGGAGCACGCCGGCGAAGATGCCGAGGATTTTGGTCGCGGCGTCATTGGCCAGGGTCACATAGCCCAGGTTGGCCACGGTGCCGGTGGCGACCACGTCGCCCATGCCGATGCTTGTGGCATACGCGCGCTTGATGGTGAATTGGTTGGCCTGATAGGTGTTCGCCCCACTGATGAAGTTGCGGGCGACGCTGAGGCCATTCGGTGCCAGCGTGTTGGTTGCCATGGTGAGGTCTCACTTTAAGCCCTCAATCGCAGCGGACCGCAGCGCATTGGACTGAAACGAGAACCCCTGACGGCACGCCGGGGAACGATGCGGCGCACGTTATCCACCGTTCGCGCGGAACGCAACACCATTTGACTGATCAAAAAATTGGCCCAGCAAGCGGGGGCGCCAGCCGGGCCAGTTTGATAGGGAGGAAACGTCCACGAACCTGGACGGGGAATTTATGCCGCCAGTGAAAACTTCACGCAAGCGGTAATTATCGGGCGTCGGCGTAAGTTCCGGTTTCGCCTTCGATTTCCACCGAAAGTGTGTGCGGAACAACACCGCGGACATTGGCCAGCGCACCGTCGGCAGCGCGCCCATTCGCAGCACCGATCAGCTTGTCACGGCGCTGCTGTTCGGCGGCCTGCAAATCTTCCTGCCGCGCCTGCATCGTCAGGCGCATCGGGCGCACCATCAGCATCTGGCCGTGTTGCTCGACCGTGTCCTTGGTCCAGCCCGGCGGGCACATGCTGGGATAGTCCTTCGCCTTGGCCGGGCGCCAGCCCTGGTCATAGTAGGCGGTCATTTCGGACGGGTCGACTTCCTGACCGGTGACGCGGGTCACCATCCACTGGTAATCCCAGCCCTGCTTTTTCAGGCTCTTAGGCACATTCAGGCGATCGGCGGTGGTGTCGAACCGCGAGCGCCGCTCAAGGCGTTCATCGTGGGTCACGGGTTCCCGCGTCGGCGCGGCCCGTTCTTCCTGCGGCGGCGCGGACGCCACGCCAGCAGTGCGGGCGCTGGCAGCGGTGCGGCGCACAATGCCGCGGGCGCGGCGCGCGGGGCCGGTGGTTTCGCTCATCGGAAGGTTGCTCCTTCGGTGGTGATCAGCCCGGCATTCCCGCCGGCATCCATTTCGCCACGAATGTTGATCTGTTCGGTGACATAGTCCTCCAGGCTCATGTTGTTGATCCTGGCGGCTTCCTCCCAATCGGCCCGACGGTCGCGGGGGATTTGGATCGACATGCTGCCGTTGCCACGCCGCGTGACGCTCAATGGCCCGAATAAGGTGTTGACGGTGCGGCCGCCGGTGCCGCCGCCGCCAGCGCGGGACGGAGGCGCGCCACTGAAACGCTGGTTCATGTCGTCATTGCCCCCTTGCTCCCGCCGGTCTGGCCGTTCCTCGGGATACACCCGGCCCAGCGTCTTTTCGATGAAATCGAAGTAGGCCCGCGTATTCTCACGGTAGCCGCTCTCGACCGCCGAGGTATGCGCGCCCAGCGCGATGGCGCGATATTCGGGATCGGACGTGAACCGCGGGTGCGCGTCAATCCAGGCTTGCGCCTCGGCCGACACGCGGCGATCGCCCACGACCTGAGTATCCCCAACCGGGGCCGCGTTGCCCTGGTCGCCACCAACGCCATACTGCGCAAGGTAAGCGGCGGCCTGGCGCTGCTCGTAGGTAGCTTCCGCAATCGCCTGCTGGGCTTCCAACTCGGCATCGGTGTCGCCGGTCTCGCGAGCCACGCGATACGCTTGCTTGGCGCTATTCAGCTTTGCCTCGGCCGCACTCTGCGCCGCGGCGGCCATTGCGCGCTGATTGCCGGCCTGGTCGCGCTGTGCGCGGGCGGCTTGGTCGCGCGCCTGCGCTGCACTGCGGCGTTCCTGATCGACCTGCGCGCGGGCGGCGGCCAGTTCCTTATCCCGGTCGGCCAGCGCGCGGCGGCTGTTTTCCAGCGCCGAGAACGGGTCGTTGTCATCGCCCACGTCCACAGTAATGGCCGGCGCGGCGGCTTCGTCCTGCCGCTGGCGGTCGACGCCCGGACGTTCGCGGCGGGTCAGGCGTTCGGTCGGACCGGGCAGCGCGCCATCGTCGCCCGCGCCGTCAATCTCGACCGTCATGCTTCCACTCATGGGGTTGGCTCCTGTGCGTCAAATCGTGCCAGCATCTGCGCCAGCGTATCGTGTCGCGCCTTGCTCTGGTGGTCGCGGGAAAAGGTGCTGCCGGCGCGATCCTCGGCGGCCAGGCGCGCCACTTCCTCGCGCGCGGCGGCCACCATGACCGAATTGCCATGAAAGGCGCCGATGAAATCGGTGTGCGCGGGGTTAGGCTGCCGGCCCTGCGTAAGCCGGTAGGCCGCCACGATATAGTCGTCCAAGGTCGGCCAGCCGGTCATACCTCTTGCACCCCCAAGGCCCGGAGCCGCGCGGCGATCGCCGTGGACCGAGCGCCATCGGTATCGCGCACCGCCTTGGCAATGGCGCTGGCGGCGGCCAGTTTCACGCCCTCTGGCAAGTCTGGCGCGCGCACCAATTCAGCCAGCGCGGGGAACAACAGGCTCCCGGTCGCATTGGCGGCGGTAACCGCCGATAGGCGCCGCTGGCGGTCCGCGATCACGTCGCGTTCGGCCAGCAGATCTTGCGCCTCTTGGAGTTCCGCCCTGGTCACTGCCGGGTGGCTCCCGCGTCCTCATCGTCAAGCTGCAACGCGGTCAGGTCGGTCGACGCCAGCGACAGCGAAAACGATGCACATGCCTTCTCATCCTCGCCCACAACCGGGCGCCAGGGGATCACGTGCGGGCGCGGCCCCATGGGCGTATTCGCCACGCCGATCAACACAGGCGTAGGCGGCTTTTCGTGGCAGGTACCGCCCTTCTGCCGCTCGCCCGCCAGGACGGCCGGGTTGTAATGCTCGCATGTGCCGCAGGTTTTCATGGTCACACCACGTTATGAGGGTTGAGGACGCGGCCGATGAATTGCTCATCCGGCACCACGCGGCAGGCCCAGCCAGCGATCGGGTAGAGGTTCACATCCTCATCGCGCCGGTCCTTTTCGGTGACGCGCTCGCCGCCCTTGCCGATGATGTTCAGGCTCATGCCCGCGTTGGGGTTGGTGAACACCCAATCGCCAACCTCGGGCGCGCCCTTGGGGCCGAACGTCGCGGCCACATAGTCGTCGTCGCCCTTGAACGCATCCGGGCCGAGCGCCAGCACCAAGCCGACCTTGCCCTGGAAAATGTCCTCTTTCTGCTGCGTGTCGGTGAAGTGCATCCCGGTGCGCGGGTTCATCAGCGGGCGCACATAGACCGCGATCAGCACCTGGCGGCCGAACACTTCCAGTTCGCCGGTGTAGTCGCCGAGTTGCTTGAAGATGTGGCCCTTGGCCAGATCATAGTCATCGTGATGCCAATCGTGCAGCCACGTTTGGTCGCCCATGCTATCCCACCATTTCCTTGAAGCGAGCGTCGAGCATGTCCAGCGCCAAGCGCAGCCCATGCACCATACCCTGATTGTAGCCTTTCCGGCCCTCGGCCACGTCGACCTGATCAATCAACGTGGCCAGAGCGGCCTGCATCCGGTCATCGAGGTCCCGGCGTAACCCGTCGCGCAGTGCGTGCGCCGACATGCTCAGCCCATCACAAACGGGCCGGCCACGGGCTGCGGCGCCCGCACCACGATCTTCTCATCGTCGCTGATGACGGTCTGGCCGGTGGCGATCATCAGCGCGGCCAGCGCGGCAGTGTTCAGCGCATCGGGCGCGATGGTCGCCATGGGCCGGCGGTCCCCGGTGGTCGTGGTCATTGAATGCGCCGCTTCCACGATCGCATTCATGACCGACATCTTCACGACTGTTGGAACAATCAGCATCCGGCCTTGCCTCCCCTACGCCGCTGGTATGGCGCGCCAGGAATGACGCCACCCTTCTGGAACCGCGGCGGCGCACCCGGCATCGGACCCGCACCGAGCGGCGCCCCTGCCATGGCCGGCGGCGCGATCGTCGGCGCACCCCCACCGATACCGGGTGGCAAACCTGCGCCCATGCCAGGGCCGCCCATCGGAGGCGGCGCCGGCGCGATGGCGGGCGGCGCGGCGTGCATCCCGCCCTGGATCGACTTGCGCATGGCGCTTTCGTCCGACGCGCCCTGGCCCTTGCCACCAGTGGCAACGATCACATTGGCCGTGATGGCCGGCTTGCGGATGGCGCCACCGTCGGCACGCTTCTGCACGGGGCCGCCCTTGGCCAGTTTCAGCTTGGAGTGCTTGCC